TGGACGGAGTTGCTGCTAGTCATGCAATAGACATTTTTAACAATACAGATGTTAGATATGGTCAGGATTCAGCTGTTCTATGTCATGCACAATGGCACAAAGTTTAAACAACGAGAGAGGGATTCCCGAGTGGGATTTCGAAAAATGGGTTTCGTAATGATATATACTGTAGTAAGTGAAATTTCCCTAAGTGTCCTGACTCCCTCTCTCACCTTTTTTAATATTTAGTAAGGAGAAAAAATGGATTATTTAATCACACATTTAAAAGAAGCGTTATTAGTTATAGGTATCTTTTCATTTACCGGACTGTTTTGTTGGGCAATATGGTTTAGTATTTTTGGTAAAGATGTTGATAATAAATAGTTATGACAAAGTTTGAACAGAAAGAGTTAGAAAACTCTAAAAGAATATTTAAGTCAGCGACACCGAAGTATACAATAGATTGGTATTTGAAATGGATATCATCTTGTTTTGTATTAGCTTCAATGTCTATAAGAGGTATAGAAGGACTTCAAGATTATGATTTAATATTATCAACCTGTGGAGTATTCGGTTGGTTGATTGTTTCTTTTATTTGGCAAGACAGAGCTTTGATAATAGTCAATGGTGTTGGTCTTATGTTTTTAATTAAAAACTTAATAATAAATCTAATATGAAAAAATATCAAATTTATTTAATACTAGCAACCATTGGTATTGTTATATATCACGAACATACATTAACTAAAAAAGTAGATGAAATACATGATGTAGTTCTACCTTATATTTTAGATACAGTAAATGACACAAATGATACAGTAAATGAAATCAGTAGAACTATTCACAATACACCTTATGATTTATCAAATGATTATCATTGTTTAGCTTCAAACATTTATTGGGAATCACGCAACCAATCACTTAATGGTAAAGTAGCTGTTGGTCAGGTTGTTCTTAATCGAGTTGACAGTTCAGATTTTCCTGATACAATATGTAATGTAGTTAAACAAACAAAATATTATCCTAGTGGTGGTATTGATTTACACGATTGTCAATTCAGTTGGTATTGTGATGGGAAGTCAGATATACCTCTAGAACATGAACAAAAAGTATATGAAGAATCATTCATGATAGCTGTTAATCTTCTGGAGAATAGACCTATGGACCTCACAGGTGGTGCTGTTCATTATCATTCAGATAAAGTGTATCCTTATTGGGCAGACAGTTTAAAAAGAACAACAAGAATTGATAATCATATATTTTACAAAAGGAAATAAATTATGGGTATGATAAATTTAGGTTCATCAATGAGATATGGACCACATGGTAAAAAAAGAAAAACAAAAGCGTGGACTACTAAAAAAAGAAAAGTAGCACCACCTCATTTACAAGGTGAGTTGAAACAAAGTCAAACAGAACTAAACAGATTACAAGCGATACAAGAACATAGAAATAAATATCCTTCTTATGAATCAAACAAATATATTCCTACTAGTTATGATGATTCTTACAAAAAAGAAGTATCACAAAACTATACAGTAGCAATTGGATATAATAAAGGTGGGTATCAAGTGATACCAAAAAGTGAAATTAAAGACATCGGAAAATAATAATATTATATATAATTAAATGGCAAAAAGAAAAACAACAAGAAAAACTAGAGCTTCTAGAATTACTTTAGATGAAATACACATGGGTTCTGAACCTGGTGTTGATTTCTTTGAAGATAAATCAATAGGTTCTTTTTATAATTGGTATAATTATATGTATGACCGAAAGAAAGCTAATCAGGTCATAATATCTTATGCAAAGAAACATGGTTATAAAAATGCATCTAAATTTTCTAAAATGTTTTTACCACAAACACTAGCAGCTGTCATTCGTGGATTAGAAAATGGTGTTAAGTTTCCAGACCTTAATGAATATCCAGGTGAAGGTGCTGCAGGTTATCAAAAATATATTCATTCAGAATTAAGAAAGTATAATAAGAAAGCAACAGAACTAAAACAAAAAGATTTAAATACTGATATGGTCATTAAAAAGAAAAGACTTTCAGTTCAAGAAAACATTAATAATAAAGGACAAGAATTATTAGGTGATGTTGATTACGCAATTGATACATGGGATATTATTCCATTTGATATGTATAAGTATTTAAGTGAGAAAGGTGCTTCATCTGCTGTAGCTAATTCAATCGTTAATGAATATGATTCTTTAATAGAAGAAATTAAAGAAGCAAGAACAGGTGATTGTAAACAACTTAAAGAAGCTTACAGCTACATGACTAAAAGTGAAAAAGATGATTTCTATAATTTCTTACTTAAAATAAAATCAGATACAGAAAGATATGTTGTAAATAATAAACCAATAAGAAAACCAAGAAAAGCAAAAGCAATCAATGCTACAAAAGTTGTATCAAAGTTAAATTATCTAGAACATGATACAGACAATAAAGTTAAATCAATAGACCCAAGTAAAATAGTTGGTAGTAAAGAACTATGGGTATTTAACAGTAAGACAAATGAAATGATTAGATATGTAGCAGAAGACAGAGGTGGTCTTTCAGTTAAAGGAACAACAATTCAAAACTTCAATTCTAAAACATCAATGAGTAAGAAACTTGGTGTCAAGACAAAACATTTTATTGACCGTGTTTTAGAGGGTGGTTCAATCATACTAAATAAGTGTATGAATGAAATAAATTCAAAGTCTAGTAAAGTATCTGGACGAATAAATAATAATATGATATTACTAAAGGTGGATTAAATTATGGCTATAGATTATAGTAGATTACCGAGTGATGCTTCAGCAGCTGAAATCTTAACTGCAGTATCTAAACTCAAAACAAAAAAAGAAAAAATACAAATGTTGCAAGCGTTTGAATCAAGACCAGACTTTATGTATGTGTTAAGAGGAGCGTATGCAAATAACATAGAATGGTTAATACCAGAAGGAGAACTACCACCTGGTGTATCATGGAGCAATGCAGCTTCTATTGATACAGCAGAAGATAGATTAATTAGAGCATACAGAAATTTGTCGTATCTAGTTAAAGGTGGTCCTGATGTTAAACAATCTAAAAGAGAAGATATTTATTTAAACATGATTAGGTCGTTTCATGAATCAGAAGCTAAACTTCTTATGTCAATGGTAAATAAAAAATTACCATACAAAGGAATAACTAAAACTTTAGTTGCAGAAGCATTTCCTCATGTTTGGACAAAAGAAAACTAATTAGAATCATAAATACTTAAATGAGTAATAAATTAGGATTAACAATAGAAGAACGAACTGTTTTTTATACAACACCTGAAGGTAAAAGAGTAGGTGAGATAAGACAGTTTGACCCTATAGTAGGTCTTTTAAATATTCACGACCCTATGAAAAATACTCAAATAGAATTTTTGTGGGATTCAAGCACTTCCAAATGGAAGGGTATTGGAGTCCAATCTGGATACGAAGCTTTAGTATCACTAGAAACTCCTATCACTAAACAAGTAGATAGTGATGTTCCAGATAAAGCAAAAAGTGTGTCAAGATTTCCGTCATAGGAAAGACACAAAAAAATAACTTGACAAAAATCAAGTTAGATAGTAAAATTAATATAGTGAATTAATATTCATTATTTAATAAACCATATATTATGACAGGAGAAAAATATGGAAACAAAAATCTTAACTGTTCAAGACATCGCTGGTGTTGTTTCAATTATAGATGTATGCTCTGGAAGAGGTGCATTTAGAGGTGAAGAACTAGCTGGTGTTGGAAGACTAAGAGAATCTTTTCTTGCTGAGGTGAGAGAACAACAAGGAGATACAACAGCACCAGAAGCTGTAGATACACCTGTTGCCGAAACAACCGAAGAAGATAACTCTGATTCATAAGCTTATAGATTAGAGGGATTAACTTCCCTCTTTCTTTTATTTAACAGACACGAATATGCCAACAAAATTAAAACCAAGTGTAAAAACATACAATAGAAAAACAGGTAAGACTACTACTGAACATTTCTATATGAAAACTATGTCTAAAGAATCATTATTTGAATACATTAATGACGATAGAGGTAAACCTAAGATTAAACAGAAATGTAGAAATGAATTATCTAGAAGAGGTGTCAAAATAGTAATGGTGCCTAAGGAAGTATAATGGTTTATATACCTCTCAAAAATGGTTCTGGACAAGTAGTTAAAGATATTAAACTTAAAAGTCCTGATGGTAAATCTTATACAGTTGTTCGTAATAAAAGAAAAGGTATCAACAGATATGAGATTGAATTAAAAGGTAGTGACGGTTCTACAAAAAAAGTAATGAATCATGATATCATGAAAAAGAAATCAGACCCAGACCATGAACCTTGGGAAGTAGTTGGTGGGTTTCATAGTCCAGCAAAACTTGCAAAGATGTTTGATAAGAAAGTTGACCCTGACTCAAACAAACCAAGACCACAAAGAAAATCATTTTGGAAACAAGATAACAAACCTGGCACACATAGTCATAGTCAAAAACAAAGATTAATGAAGAAAGAAGAATTTAAAAAATTTAGAGAGTATTTTAAAAATGACAGAGATTAACGATTTTGGGTTTACCGCTGTAGACCAAGATGAACTAAAAACCAAGACAGGTGAAGATGCAGGTATTGGTGAAGAAGTAGCAAAGAAGTTAGAACAAGTTGCTAAATCTTCTGCTGGTCAAGCTAACTCAGCACAGATAGAAGAACTTGATTCTAAAGTTGATTTATTATCTAAGTTAGTTTCTAAAACATTAGGTGAGTTAGAAGACCATAAAGATAATTTATCATCTATTGATACAAAAAAAGAATTAGATTTTAAGGACAGATTAATTGAATGTGAAAAACTCATTCTACCATTATTACAAAACTTAATGAAGAATGAAGATAAAGAATACATCTATTGGCCAAACAGAAAGGCAATCATACAACAACAAATTGACAGACTACAAAAGATTACAAGATAGATTGAAACCACTTGTACACTTTTGATATACTAGATACAATATGGAAATACTAAACATTTTAGAATACGCAATATACATAATAATATTATTAGGTGCTATGTATCATGCTCACAGGATTGGTGAGAAGTCAGGTTCATTGTATATGTTAGAATACTTAAGAACAAACAAATATAAAGATGCTAATGGTGCAGATGTTCCTTTTCTAAATGATACAGGATTTAATAGTTTCATGGCTCACATGAGAAAAGAAAAAATGAAAAAAGAATTATGAGTGAATTTATTATCAAAGGTAAAGTTGGTGATGCATTTATCAGAATATCAGCTGATAAAGAAGTGCAACTAATATTTGGTGAAGATGATGAATCGTTAGTTAGAGAAGTAAGTTGGGATACACATGAAATTTACAAATGTGCTGTTCAATTTAGTTTAATGATTGATAGTTATTTAAGAAATGCGAAAGCATTAGACGACCTCATAGTAACTTCTCCAACAGGAAGTATCCCTGCTGAGTTAATGGGTAGAGATTTACTACCTATTCTTTTGTCAGGTGGAGAAAGAAGTGAATTGGAAATTGAAGAAATTGATTATGAAAAATCAGAATCTAAACCAACATATACTAACAATGTAATAAAAGGAAACTTTAAAAATAAGGATAAAGATAATGAAGACAAGTGAAGTTTATAATGAAAAACTACACCGAGGTAAACCAAGAGGATATTATGACCCATCACCGATGGAAGTTTTTTTCACAAAGGTAGGTCAAGCAATATTCAAATATACAGATGATAACCAACATAAAACACAAATGACAGATGAAGATTGGATTACTCATTGTGATGCAGCAAATAAATGTGTAAGATTTGGAACACTATATGGACCAAAGTCTATAGATGATTTTAAACCAGAAGAACTAAAAATAGTTAAACGATTTATAGGACAGAGAAAAAAATGGATTTAAGCACAGAAGTTAAAATTTTAAAAGACAACATTCGTGAATTACAACATCAATTAAATCAAGCACATCAAAGAATAGGTGAACTTGTATCAGAGAAGTCTACTAATAATGAAGAAGTTGTTAAACAAAAACAATTCATTCAAGAAATAACTAACGAATTAAAAAAAGTTAATAGTGAAGCTGAACAAAAAATTCAAAAAGAAATGGACGATATACCTAGTGTATTAGATTCTAAACCACAAGTATTAAAAGAAGGTGATTGATGCCAACTTATGATTTTTTAAATACAGAAACAGATGAAGTAGAAGAACACTTTATGTCTATCTCTGCCAAAACAAAATTTCTAAAAGATAATCCTCACATGAAACAAACATATACTAAAGTTCCAGGTATAGTATCAGGAACTATATCAGCAGGTAATATCGATAATCATGGGTTTAAAGAAGTATTACAGAAAGTTGGTGAAGCACATCCGAACGGTGCAGTAGCAAAAGAACACACTAGAAGAACAGCTAAAGAAGTTAGGACTAGAGAAGTTGTAGAAAAACACGCGGCTATACAAGCAAGGAATAAAAAGAAAAATGTTTAATCATTTAAAAGGGTATGAGTCTGTCTCATTACCTACAGAAAACATAAACGGAAAAAGATACTATGTCACACCAGATGGAAACAAATATCCTTCAGTCACTAGTGTCACAGGAATATTAAATGCTAAGTGGATACAACGATGGAGAAAAAATGTCGGTGAAGAAAAAGCAAATAAGATTTCTAGACAAGCAGCTGGTAGAGGTTCTAGATATCATTACTTACAAGAAGACTTTTTAAATAATATTGACATTACAGAAAAGTTATCTAAAGCAACACCTCTTGATAAAATGATGTTCAATCAGACAAAAGAATTAACAGAGAAGATTGGAGATATTTATATGTTAGAAGGTTCTTTATATAGTGACGACCTTTGTATGGCTGGTAGAGTTGATTGTATAGCAGAGTTTGCTGGTAAAGTATCAGTTATTGATTTTAAGACTAGCACAAAAGCAAAGTCTCCAAGTAAGATTAAAAATTATTTCATGCAAGAGACAGCGTATGCTAAAATGTTTGAAGAAAGATATCAAGTACCGGTAGAAAGAATTGTGACTATAATTTCTGTAGAAGAAACAGGACAAGCACAGTTATTCGTTGAAAACCCAGCAAATTGGGTTGACCAATTGCTGAGTCTTCGTAGTCAGTATAAAACTGAATATGGTTTATAGGAGTAGTGCCTAAGTTATATTATGAATCTGCTTACTCACATTCCAGATAGCATGATTATGAAAATTGGTGATAGAATACCAAAAGCCATAAACATTATCTCAATGAGAGAGGCCGCAGAAGCCTTTACTTCTTCGCCGTGTCTACTCCATGATTGTCTAACATTCATTGGAGTATCCTCTGTTTATAAATAGTTATATAAATGAAAATCAAATGATTTCCACTTATATTTATAACAGTTATAATCTTACATTCATAAAACTAATAAAATAAAATGGCTTACAGTAAAGAAGTAGTAGAAAGATTCGAGTCAGTATTAGCAAATCCTGAAAAACATTCTGTTGGTAGATTTGACCCGAAAGATGATACAGTAATTACCGGTATGGTGGGTGCACCAGCTTGTGGTGATGTAATGAAATTAGATTTAAAAATGAATGGTGATATTATTGAAGATGTAAAATTTAAAACATATGGTTGTGGTTCAGCAATTGCCTCAAGCACTATGTTTGTAGAAATGTTAAAAGGTAAAACTATTGAAGAAGCTAAATTAATAAAAGATAAAGATATAGCTGATGCATTACAATTACCACCAATCAAATTACATTGTTCTGTTTTAGCAGAAGATTGTATTAGACAAGCAGTAGAAAATTGGAAACCTGAACACCCAATGAAAGGACACAACAATCCACCAAATGAGTAAAGCTGCTTTATTATATTGTTTATTTTTAGTATCACATAATAACTTTGGTATTGATGAAAGACAATATGGTATACTAAGAGCTTTGAAAGAAACTCATGCAGCAATGACAATAAAAACTTGACCTATAGTGTTTTCGTAGTATAATAGATATATGATTTTAACTAAAAAGAAGTTTACAAATTCAGTTGAACAATTAGTTATTGACAAACATCTTTCATACATAGATGCTATAGTTTATTTTTGTCAGGAGAATCACTTAGAACCTGAATCAGTAAAAGGACTTATAACACCACCACTGAAAGAAAAAATCAAAGCTGAAGCTGTTAGTTTGAGATTTCTAAAAGAAGAATCAAAAGCAAAATTACCAATATAATAAAATACAATAAAATACAATAATATAATATGAAACCACAAAGACAAAAATCTTATCATCAAAGAAAACATTTCAATAAAAGAAAACGACATGACGGACCACCTCCGTTTGATGTAATGTTAAGACAGTTCAAAAAGAAGTGTGAAAGAAAAGGTATCGTAGCAGAAGTTCGTGAAAGACAATACTATGAAAAACCTTCTGCGAAAAGACAAAGAAAAAAGAAAGAAGCTATTCGTAGAGAACAACTCAATCAATTAAAAAATAATATATTTGCTAGACCAAAATACTATTAATGACAAGTAGAGAAGGATTCGATGCCTACTGTTTATACTTAGCTATTAATAATCATTTTAATACAGAGTCTTATGACTTTTTTAAGTATAACGGTAAAGTGCCTGTAAAATTACCAGCGTTTCTAAAAAGAAATGATAAATACCATTTTGCTAAATTAGCTAGAGAACATAGAGAAGAATTAAAAGATTTTTTAGTAGCTAATCTTTCTAAACAAAAATATTATGTTAAAAATTTATTAGATAGTGAATGTATTGAAAATTATAAAGAGTATAAAAAAAAGAAACAAAAACTGTCATACTGCGTCATACAAGACATGAGATACTTAAAAGATACTTATGAAGATATTAATATTGTTTTAGAATGTGAGAATGGACAACACCCACCAATCTTAAGAGAATATTTAGGTAAGAAGATTGAAGCAGAAACATTTATATACTTTGATTATATGTTTGGTATCTTTACAGATTATGATGAACTAATACAAGAACAATTTATTTGGCCAAAAGAAAAAAACAAATTAATTAAATTAAAACCATTTGTAGAATTAACTAGATTACAATTAAGAAAAGAAGTAAAAGAAGTATGGGTATAGCTTATATTATAGGAAACGGACCTTCTAGAAAAGGATTAGATTTAGATTCTTTAGAAGGAACTACATTTGGTTGTAATGCTTTGTTCAGAGATTATAGTCCTGATTATTTAATTTCAGGAGATTCTACTATCATCAAAGAAATTTGTGAATCAGAATATCCTAAAGATAACAAATGTATCTTTCCTGATTTTGACCCTATACCAAAAGATATGAAAGATATTATTCTTTCATCTTTTGATAAATCAGTATACACTATTAAAGA